AGATGTACATCGGGAGCGGCACCTAAATGGGCAACCGGTTTGCGTCAGGCAAGAATGCGATTGCGCAGTGTGACCGCTGCGACTTTCGGTTCAAGCTCACGCAACTGCGCAAGGAAGTCATCAAGACCAAGACATACAACCTCTTGGTCTGCCCAGCCTGCTGGGACCCCGACCAACCGCAGTTGCAGTTGGGCATGTATCCGGTCGATGACCCGCAAGGCTTGCGCGAACCGCGTCCTGATCTGAGTTACGTGCAGTCGGGGAATACGGGCTTGCAGGTTGTGGACACAACGGCAACCACGCAGGATGCGGTGGGTTTCCCGAGTGAGGGTAGTCGGGACTTTCAGTGGGGCTGGAACCCGGTTGGTGGTTCGCGCGGCCCCGATGCTGGGTTGACACCAAATTACTTGGTGTTGCAGGTTCAAATTGGTACAGTCACGGTTGTGACGGCATAGGAGCAAAAAATGGATGCGATGAAGAAAGTGGCCAAGGCCGAAGTCAAGGCGCACGAGCAGCGCATGCACGCTAAAAAGATGCGTGCTGGTGGCAAAACCAACAGCGACATGCTCAAGATGGGTCGTGGTCTGGCCAAAGTCGCCAACCAGATGAACCCTGGCCGCAAGCAGAAAGGTGTTTGACATGGCAACCTACAAGACCCCCAAGCCGGTGGCTACACCGGTTGTTGGCGCTGACGACATCAAGAAGGCGCTGCGCATGGACGTGTCCGTGGCCAACATGCACTCCAACGAATATAAGCCGACCAAGACCAGCGGCATCAAGATTCGTGGCACTGGTTGCGCTACTAAAGGTGTGATGGCTCGCGGCCCGATGGCTTGAGGTTGAGATGACCTACAACGAGTTGAAAGCGGCGATCATCGCCTATTCGGAGAACCAAGACTCCTCCTTTGAGGCGGAGATTCCGGTGTTCGTCCGTCAGGCTGAGCAGCGCATCTACAACTCGGTGCAGTTCCCGTCTCTGCGTAAGAACGTCACGGGTGTCACGTCGTCGGCCAACAAGTACCTTTCCTGCCCTGGAGACTTCTTGTCGGCGTATTCGTTGGCTGTCATTGCCCCGAACGGCGACTACGAGTACTTGCTGAACAAGGATGTGAACTTCATCCGGCAGGCGTACCCCAACCCGACGACTGACACTGGCATCCCGCGCTACTACGCGCTGTTTGGGCCTACGACGACCAACGACCCTTCGCCTGTCATTACCGACGAGTTGTCGTTCATTCTTGGCCCGACGCCCAACGCTACCTACAACGTCGAGTTGCACTATTACTACTACCCTGAGTCCATCACCGTTGCGGCGGACGGGCGTACGTGGTTGGGCGACAACTTCGACACGGTTTTGTTGTACGGCTCACTGGTTGAGGCTTACACCTACATGAAGGGTGAGCAAGACATGATGGGCGTCTACAACCAGAAGTACATGGAAGCACTGGCGATGGCCAAGCGTCTGGGTGATGGTCTGGAGCGCAGCGATGCGTACCGCAGCGGGCAGGCCCGTGTGCCCCCGCTACCTCAGAATAGAGGTGTCCAGTAATGCCCATCGACCAGGGTGCAACCAATCAGTTTAAGGTGGGCATGGCCTCGGGCCAGTTCAACTTCAGCACTGACACGTTCAAGATGGCGCTCTACACGGGCGGGGCCACGCTTGGACCGACGACGGCTGCATACACGACTGCCAATGAAGTTCCTACTGGTGGTGGCTACACCGCAGGTGGGGAAGTTTTGACCGTCAGCGTTGCCCCTACGACTGGTCCCGACCCAAACAACACGACGGCGTACCTGTCGTTTGCCAACGCTACGTGGAACCCGGCGGCATTCACTTGCCGTGGGGCGTTGATTTACAAGGTTGGTGGGGGTAATCCCACTGTTTGCGTTCTTGACTTTGGCAGTGACAAAACCGCTGTCACGTCTTTTCAAGTGCAGTTTCCCGTCGCGGACAGCACCAACGCCATCATTCGTATTGAATAGGAGATATTCATGCTCACCGAAAACTCACACACCTCGGACGCTGTGTCTGCCGGCCTTGTGGCCAAAACAGGTTTCTCTTCGGGTGCTTCGGGCGGCGGCGTTTTCCACGTTCAGTGCTTCGATAAGGACGGCAACCTGAAGTGGGAAGACCAGATGCACAACTTGGTGGTCAACCAAGGTTTGCAGGACATGAACACCCAGTACTTCAAGGGCAGCACCTATACGGCTGGATTCTTCCTTGGTCTGGTGACTGGCCCCGGCTCGGGTACGGCCTACGCTGCGGGTGACACCCTGGCAAGCCACATCGGTTGGACCGAGTTCACCAACTACTCGGGCTCGCGCAAGGCTGTGACGTTCGGTACGGCTACGACGGCTGATCCTTCGGTGATCAGCAACTCGGCCTCTCCCTCGCAGTTTGCAATCACGGGCGGTGGCGGCACGGTGGCCGGGGCGTTCCTCTGCACGGTGGCTTCTGGTACGTCTGGTGTGCTGTTCTCCGAAGCAGACTTCCAGTCTCCCGGCGACCGCGTGGTTGTGGCAGGCGACACGCTGAACGTGACCTACACCTTCAGCCTCGATGCCGCTTGAGGCTAGGGCCTTGTGTTTGGGGTAACCGCCTTCGCGGAGGCGCCGTTTGCTGCGGCGGGGGGCGGTGTTGCCTTTGATGCATCGGTAGAGGATTCGGCTTCGGCATCTGCGGCGTTTGCAGCCGTTGCTGATTTCCTTGACAACCTGAACGAGCAGATTACTGCGGCAGATCAGGTCGCAGTTGCCGAGTCCACCTTCTCGGCAGATGTCAGCGAGTTGGTTACTGGAGCCGATCAGGTTTCAGTTCTGGTGGATTTCCAGGCCAGTGTGGCCGACACTGTTTCGGGCTCAGACACCATGTCTGTTCTCGTGGACTTTGCGGTGTCGGTATCTGAGGCCGCATCCTCCGCAGACACGGTTTCTGCTCTGGCCGACTTTGCTCCGACAATCTCTGAATCTGCCCAGGCATCGGATGCGGTGCAGGCGTTGGCGCAGTTCTTTGCGTCCATAGCAGAGACGGCTACTGGCAGTGACACGTTTGTTGCCACCCTCACCTACAACGTCTTCATCGACGAGAGTTCAACGGCATCGGAAACTGTCGAAGCATCCGTGGCGTTTGCCGTTTTGGTGTCTGAGTTGGCGACGGCTTCGGACAGCACGCTTGTTGCCCCGTCTATCTTTAACGCGACGGTTGCCGAGCAGGCCACTGCGGCTGATTCTGTATTGGCGGTTGCCACATTCTTTGCTATCGTCACTGACGGCGCGGTTGCAGTGGATGTGATCACTGCGCGGCTTCTGTGGGAAATCATTAACGACTCGCAGAACGCCAACTGGGGCACCATATCCAACCCGCAGAACCCCGGATGGACGACAATTAACGATGCCCAGAGCACTCCCTGGAACGTCGTGAAAACCCAATCGTGAGATACCAAAAATGGCACTTGTCGTAAAAGATCGGGTCAAGGAAGTTACCACTACGACGGGCACCGCCGACTTGACGCTTGGCGGGGCGGTCTACGGGTTTCAGTCTTTTGCCATCATAGGCAACGGCAACACGACCTACTACGCCATCTACGACTCAGCCACGGGTGACTGGGAAGTTGGTATCGGTACGTACACGACCGCTGGCCCTACCCTGACCCGCACCACGGTCTTTGAGTCAAGCAACTCCGGCAGCAAGGTGGTCTTTGGTGCAGGCACCAAGGATGTATTTGTCACCTACCCGGCAGAGCGTGCGGTCTATCTAGATGCAGCGGGCTCGGCGGTTACTTTGCTGGATGTGGGCACGCTGGGGGTGGGAACGGCCAACATCACGACGGCCAACATCACGGCGGGCACGATCTCCACGACGCCGACCAACAACACAGACATCGTTAACAAGCAGTACGCTGACGCCATTGCATCGGGTATTCACTTTCACGAAGCTGTGGGGTATGCAACCACCGCAGCGTTGCCTGCTGTTACATACAACAACGGCACGGGCGGTGTCGGGGCTACGCTTACAGCAAACGCCAACGGCGCTTTGACGGTTGACGGCTACACGTTCGTTTCACCTGCGGACAACGGCACGCGGATTCTGATCAAGAACCAAGCTGACGGCGCGCAAAACGGCGTGTATACGCTAACTCAGGCAGGTAACTCCTCGCCCGGTGCGCCCTTTATCCTAACCCGCGCTACAGACTTTGACTCCGTTGGTACAGGGGTCGATCAGATCGACGAGGGCGACTTCTTCTTGGTGACCGGCGGCACGGCCAACGCCAACACTGCTTGGGTTCAGCAGACACCGCCTCCGATCACCATCGGCACAACAGCGATTGTCTTTCAGCAGTTCTCTGCGCCGATCACTTACACGGCAGGCACAGGGCTGAGCGAGTCTCCGTCTTACACGTTCAACATTGCCAACATCGGCACGGCTGGCACATACGGCACCGCCTCACAGGTTCCCGTGTTTGTCACGAACGCGCAGGGGCAGGTCACGAGCGTAACCAATACCGGCATCGCCATCAGCGCGGGTGCGGTGTCAGGACTGGCTGCGTCGGCTACGACGGACACGACCAACGCATCGAACATCACCTCGGGCACGCTGCCTGTGGCTCGGCTGTCTGGCTCCTACACCGGCATCACCGGAGTGGGCACGCTTGCGGCGGGTACGTGGAATGCCTCAACGATTGGTGTAGCCTACGGCGGCACCGGTATCACGTCCTACACGGTGGGCGATCTGCTGTACGCAGACGGGGCGACTTCTCTGGCCAAACTGGCTGACGTAGCCACTGGCAACGCCCTGATTTCGGGTGGTGTGGGCACGGCCCCCGCCTGGGGCAAGATCGGTCTTCAGACGCACGTCAGCGGCACGCTTCAGTTGGTCAACGGCGGCACGGGCGCGACGGATGCTTCTGGAGCCCGCAGCAATCTGGGTCTGGTGATCGGCACCGACATCCCGTCTGTGACCGGCTCTGGTGCTTCTGGTACGTGGAACATCAACATCACGGGTAACGCCGCGACTGCGACGACCTCCACAACCTCTACCACGGCCACGCAGGTCAGCAACTCCGTCACGTTCAACAACAGCGGCGCGGGTGCGGCATCGGGCAACGGCTTCAACGGCAGTGGTGCTCTGACCGTCTCTTACAACACCATCGGTGCACCGAGCACGACGGGTACGAACGCGAGTGGGACGTGGGGCATTTCAATTAGCGGCAACGCCGCGACGGCCACATCTGCAACAAGTGCAACCACTGCAACGACTGCCAACGCACTTAACACCGGCAATAACTACACAGGCAATCAATTTACGGCCAGTGGTGCAAACGGATATTTTTTCGCAAATAGAAGTGGGATCGCCAATCAGGCCGGTATTCAATTTCAAACCGCCGGAACTACTA